GTGGCCTTTGTTTTTCCGGTTTAGTCCGGACTCACGTATTTAAGCCAGCTAGCAGTGAGCTCTTCGGGGGTTTCACATGTTTTCCCTCATGGCCAAGATTGTGGTAGATCCCCCCCCTCCGCTGGTCTTCCAATAGGAGAGGACAATACAGTCGGAGGAGGTTTCACCCCAGTCTCGGCGTGCTAACGTTCGCCATACGGTTTTTCCCTAGGCTGACAGGGGAGACCCTGTCTAGCCATGCGGAGCCGCCCTTTCGGTAGCTAGCGATGAACTGATGTTTTATTACTCCGGGGTATTTCCCGGCTAAGTATCCGCGTAATTCAGGGGGCGCGGCCCTCCCACCTTCAGGATAACCATTCCTGAGTTTTCTACCTCATGGTCTCGCGTTGGAGACCCGAGCCAGCATGACCATCCCGTTAAACTGAGGATTTCCGTCGGGATTAGGAACCAATTGCTGCTTTACATACAGCCCACTTGAGTTCTGAATGAGAATCTCAAGGTTTCCCTTGGTTCCTAGCCGGTCTGACGCTGTAGGATTAGTCGTCGTAGGGTATGCGACGCTAGGAGCCCAGTCACCTGAAGCAGTGTGGCTGGGATTGGTCTGAGTCAAGAGTCGACCCCCTACGTCCAGTCCAGGATAGGCTGCGTTTGTCAGCGAATTCATCACTGGAGGGGGATTTCCGGACCTCGGGGGTTGAAATTGAAACCACCCCGAAGTGGACGTGTTTATCTTGTCACACTGGGGGGAGATTATATTCCCATTGTTCAGGGGGACGTACGCGGCAGATGCCACATACTCGTCCCCCATTCCAACGAAATTAGAACCTAGAAGGCCCAGGGGGTCCTCGCGGAGGGGCGGGGCCTTCCTTAGGGAGGGGGGTTTTTGCTCCCCCCTCACCTCGAAAGGGCTCCATCACCACCAACGTGGGGGCGTCGGGGTCGTCTCTTGTCTTTGACTCACTAGCTCCCTGCTCTGCTTTTTGATCTAGCAGTTCCTGCTGCTTGCTTCGCCTAGTAAGAGCGGGGGCCGTGGATATATCGATGGGATTGAGTCCCTGTAACTCGATATCCACTTCCATATAGAGGACACCGCGAATATTGCTATTACCCGCGGAGGCCGTTCTCACGGCTACAATGGCTCCAAACGTATCTTGTCGTTGCTCGGCATAACCATAAGTAAGCCATGAGCTGGACGCGGTCGTGTACTTCCAGTCGTTCAAGGGTTTGAACGCTCTCTTCCAGGGTTGGAAGGAGGGGAAGGACACAGACTGCGACGCTAGCAACACGGCATTACTCGTGGTAGCTGAAGCCAAGGGGTGTGCTGCATCATTGATGTATGCGAACACGTACCCGTCCTCTACTGTCGTCAGAATTGAGGTAGGCGCGTACTCAAATGCTAAACCGTGGATACGGAAGCGTTCGAAGGACGAGGCAATGTTGTCCAACGTTCTGCTAAAGTTGTTGTTGCTTGTTGGCGACAACACGTAAGCGTAGGACGCATTGCTGTTGAAATCCAGCAACGCTTTGGTCGTCCCATTTGCGTTGGCAATCTCCACTAGGGGAGTCCTCATTCGCAAGCGAAGCTTGTCCTGGGATCCTGACACGATTTGCATCTGGGTGCCCGAAGCCACACAGGACGATATGGCAGGGACACCGAAGGCCTGCGTTTTACTGAACGCAGGGATCTTCCGGGTCTTGGTCGGCTTGGACCGGACCACTACCAATGCTTTGCTTGTACGCGATGATTGCTTGCCTCGCACTTTTGTCTTTGATTTCGGCATAAGTAAGATCTTTGGTTTTCTCCAAAAATTCTTTCACGGACCCGACTCCGTGAGCGAGGACTTCCAAGAACTGCTGCGTCTCTTCCCTGTACTTAAGAGACACAATGCACCCAAAAACAGCTTCCCAGAGCTGGGCTTCGGAATGCGCTTTGTAGGCGCATCCTAATGCCATCTTGATAACGCCGAGAGGCCTAGCCTTAAAAGGCGAGCCTCCCATGGAGTGCGAGCAGAAAATAAATCTGTCGTCGCACTCTTTAAGGCGTTTACCAAGAGAGAGATACCTCTCTCGCAGCTGATCTACCGGGAGTGTAGTAGACTCTAGGCAATCGTCACCTTGCGTGATGGCCCAAGTTGAGCCCGCCAGCAAGGCGTTGAAAAACCGGATATGGCTGTTTCCGATGGATGTGTTGTACCACCCACTCTTCATCTGTCCTATGTGCCCCTCCAGGCACTTCCCATTGGACAGGACGTATAGAGTATTCTTGATACAGTGGACCCTAAACCTCACTAGCTCTTGTAGCCAGGGTCTTGAGGTCTTCCTGCACCGATACTCGGCCTCCATGTCCAGGTCCCAGTCTTGAACTGACTGGTCCCAGCCGGACATGTCGCTGTGCATCGTACACTTTTTCTCTTGGGCGTAAGAATACACAGACTTCAGCAAAGAATCGTCATCGTTCAACGACAAGCCACACTTAACGGGGCTTGTCGTGAACGAGGCTATTTCAATAGCATTCTGTCTCCCGAACGCCACCCGATCAATGAGCTGATCGATGACGCTGGGGCTGGAGATCAATCTCCAGCGCTTGCTGAGCGCTTTTTCTCGTGAGTGGAACTCGTTCTTGATGAACAGTCGGATGGGGGCCACCAAGCCGGCCTCCACTAATTGTCTACTGTTCTTTCCTCTCCAGTCACTTTTCCCTTCTAGCACAACGCGAATAACTGAATCTACGTGGTCAACAACCTGGTCCACCATTTCTGGGGACTCTAACCAGTCCTTGTTCGTCCGGTACTTCACCATCAAGGGGAAGCCCGGGCTCGCATCAGTCTGGACATGTTGCAAAGCGTCTCTCACTAGATCCTTCGAATACTCGTCCGGTTGGACGGCAGTCTTCGTTACATCTAGGAGAGCTTGAATAACTCTCTCCTGTTCCTCTTTCGGAGGAGGGGAGACCTTCACAAACCTTTGTTGTTGATACTCAAAAGAAGCTAGTTCCTGGTCTGGACTCCGGAGGGGGTCCACTAGTTCTGCTGCTTCTTTACACGCTTGACGTATTTTCTTCGCTGACTCCGGCTCTTTCCGCTCTTTCGCGAAGGAGGAGAGGGGGAGTCGCTCGTTTCCGTACAGGTGGTGCCAGAAGGGCTTGAGGGGCCCACCAGCCCCTGCTGAGGAAAATCCAATTTCTCATCAGCAGTGGAGGTGGAAGGCTCTTCACAGACAACTGAGCTTTCGTAGCCATGCTGCTTCTTGTAATTGGCAATGGCCATGTCCAAGGCAGCGCGCAGATTTCCCGGCATGGGTTGGTTAGACCTCAATATCAAAACGGGAGAAGAGCTGGGCGTGTGTGGCACAGTTCTCTTCTTTTCTGCGGGGGCTGACGCCTTTGCCTCTACGGCTGGTGCCGGAGGCGGCGCTACGGGAGCTGTCCCGCCAGCTTTTGACTCTAAGCCTGAGGGGCTCGGAGAAGGGAGGGCTGGGGGGTGTGGTTGCTGTGGTGCGGCCGCTTGGGAGGGTTGCCGTATCTCTGTCTTGCGGACAACCGTGATCACTCTGTGGTCATAGTTGCCACGCAAGGCGACTGTGTTTACGGCTTCCCATTCGACGACTCTAACTGTCGGGCTCTTGGCCTCTGGAGCTTTGAGTCGGGGTAGCGGCTTTGTCAAATCCGGAGTGTACGTAGGCTCGGGTTGCTCGTTCGTCTTGGCCTCGGTTCCTCTCTGCCTGCGAACCATTGGTCCTCTAACCATTAGTTTCGCTAAGCGTTTCAGGCGCTGGGCATCAGACAGCTGCTGTTCTTCACCTCCACCCGATTCATCCATGGCCTCGAATTCTTCCTGGCTCAACAGCCAGTCCTCAGCTTCCTTCTCTGTCTCGAAGGTCACATAACCGTTCTTAACGGGGATGCTGAAGTCCTGGCGATCGTCTAGGTAAGTCTTGAAGGCCCGAATCTTGTGGGCTGTCATATCTTCCAGCTGGTCCGCGATGGTACCAGTTAGATCTGCTTGCATGAACTCCTTCATGAGAGCCCAAAGCTTAGACGAGTCTTTTCCGTACATTGCTACTATGTCCTCAATGTCATCTGACTTGTTATACTCATGGCGGCGGCGACCGTTGAAATACGGAGGCCGCAGCGCATAGTTCACTATTTGACCCTTGTGGGGGCAATAACCACAGTGAACCCCAATCACTCTGTTCTGGTGGTCTAACAGAGGGGCTCCTGAGAAGCCCTCAGTAGTGTTGGCTGAGTGAGCAATAACAAACCCGAAGACGTCGAGGACAACTCCGGCGGAGCTGTACAGTTGGCCCGTGACTACAGGGGCCGGAACTGTTACTCCAGTGTTGCGGGGAATACGAGCGGCCATGGGCAGGCATTTGAGCCCCAGGACCGACTGGACCTTTTGAGGGATGTCGTAGCCTACGACATCATCAAAACGATAGGGAGCCACCGAAGGTAAAGGCAAATCTACGCTTCCATACTGAGTCGAAGCGCTGACTTTCTTCCCCTTAAGGGCGTCAACCACATGTTTTGCGGTAATCAGCATAGGACGGTTCTCGATAAACTTGGTTAAGAACGCGGCGCCCATTGGCTGCTCGTCGCCAAAGATCACGCAGTACGTTCCCTCGTACTTGTGAATAATCGGCAGTGTGTTGGTTATTCTGGCTTCTTTCCCGGTCAAACTAATGCCATCACGGACAGCCTGTTTCACAGCCTCGGTGAGGGCATACGTCAGATCCGCCTCTGTAGGCGGACTGGGGGTGCTCTTGGGGGGCTTAATGATGCAGGCTATCTGGAGGCAACTCCACCCGTACTTAACGAGAGGAACGAAGATGTACGCCATAAGCCATGAGGCAAAGGCGAACACTATCAATCCATCTAGATAGCGAGGGAGGGTTATCTTCAGGAAGTGCACATAGTCAAAGAAATCGCATTGGGTGCGACAGACAAACTCGTGCTCTCTAACGGAGCATAATCCATCCTGATGACCAACTACCAAGGCTGTATCGCACTCTTCCATAGTGGGGAGAGACTGGTATGTCCACCCCGCTGCTACGAGCGCGAAGCCTAGTAGGCTTAATCCAACGATCCATACCAACAGCGCGAAGAAGGCCGTCTTGACGACCAACCCCACCCTTTGGCAGGCGGACCAGATCCCGTTTCTGGCCCTCGCACAGCATCCACTGACGGCTTTACCTGACTTCGTCACGGTGAACCCAAGCTCTTTAGCTCTTTGAATCAGCTCGACCTCATCTAGAGCTCTAACTGCTACGTCTGAAACTGTTGACATTGTATGCTGCACTGCAAAAGCTATAGCTT